ACCAACATCTTTACGTACCATAAATCCTTCCCATTTATTATCACTGGATAGTTTACTCCAAGTCTCAAAATGTTTATCATCAGTTATTTCATATTGTTGACAATAACGTAAAGTATTATCAATAATATTTCTACCATTAAACCAACTCCTTAATGTACGTAATCTTTTACTTAAAACCAAATCACCTTTTTGTTTATCAAAATCTTTTTTGTAAATCATATCAAATATCATAAACACAGGATTTTTTATTTGGTGATCTTTACGTCTTAATTGTTTCATTACACCTTGGAAATCTTCATCACCATTTTTATCTACTAAACAAATCTCACCATCAAATACAGTATTAATAACATTTGTTGCTTCAATAGCTTCTTTTACTTTATTTAATGTAGTTAATTCTTTACCCATTCTAGAATAAAGTGTACATTTACCTTCAAAATTAACAACAGCTAAACAACGAACACCATCTAATTTTCTAGAAGCATACCAACTATCATTCCAATCACATTTACCTTTATATTCTTGTGCTAGAGCTACTGAGAAAGTAGGGATTAAACCTGGTACTGCTTTATTAATTACCTTATTACCAGCTCTAATGTCTAAATTCTTATCAATAATTCTATATAATAACTCTCCATCATCAGTATTTTCTACCCAACCATTAACTAATGCAATTGCTTCATGACCTGTAAATTTTCTATCTGATAATGAATCTAATAATTCAAATGGGTACAAATCATTATTATCATAATAACATTTATCACTATTTTTCTTACACGTTTTACTTGTAGTATAATATTGTTTAAATGGATTGTAAGTATATTCTAGTACTTTATGTATAAACGTAGAACTACGCGCTATAATCGCAACTTTATCGGTAGCACTACTAGTACTCCTCATTTCATTTATAAAATTTCTTAATTCTGTCATATAACCTTAATTTTTTAATTATCAATATGCCATAAATATACGAAAAGTCTCCTGGGGAGCCAAATATTTACGCATAATTCTTCCCTATTTCTTCAATAATTTCTTTAACTTCTTCTAAATCAACTTGAAAAAATTCACGTTGTTTAGTTAGTCTATATTCGTTTAATCTTTCATGAATATCTTTCTCAAGTTCTAACCCATTCCAACAACTATAAGCAAATTCAACTTCATAGGGTAAAGCAACACCTGTTGCATTAGATAATTGTCTTGCTCTTTCTTCGGGAGCATTACTAGTATATCCTATTTTAAGTATTCCGGGTTGAGAAGGATTTGATAAAACATATACCCATGAATCATGATCTCCATCACGATTAGTATATGAAAGTTTTTTACGACTTGTAAAATATTTAACATCTTCCCAACCATCTCCTTTTGGAGAAGGGCTTAAAGTAAAATACGAGGCATTTTCAACACCTTTAGAAGGAAAATATTGATTAGATTGTTTAATAGTGATTTTTTGCATGTAACCTTAATTTTTGTTTATGTGTGTAATATACGAAAGATAATTCAGGGAGCCAAGCCTCTCTCAAAAGGTTTCCCTTCTACATATATTAATACTTACATACGTATATATTACGCAATAACTAATGTATAGTGACCAGTTGATTGAATAGTGTATGATCCAGCAGCAACCGTGTTAGTAGGAGTGAAATTAAATGAACCATTACCAAATCCAACGTCTTGTCTAATGTTAAATCCAACATTAAATATGGCTCCATTTCCATCAGATGATGAAGCAAATTGCTCCATTCTAATATCACCCGTAGGAGTATCATATGTTCCAGATAAGTCCGTGTTGTCGCTACGTAAAGAATTTAATATAAAATAAGCGTCCCCACCGTATACCGATTGAGATACAAATGCCGGGGTATTAATAGTAAATGTATATGTCTGAGCGGCGTTTAGGACTTCTCCCGACACCCCATTACCTGCCATATCTGTTTGTGTGTATGTTGCCATGCTGGAATTTTATTATAAATATGGCGTTTTGTAGGTTCCATTTATAATACTTGAAGAGCTTAATCCTTGATAGCGAGGTACATATATTATTTCTTTAACCCACTCACTCCCTATTATTTCTTTGTCTTTATAATCATCACCAATTAACATATATCTTGGTAAATAATCTTTAATTATGTTAGAAAGTTCTTCATCCGTACCAAATGAATGTATCATATCAATATACTTAATCGATCTTAAAAAGTCTATTCGATTATGCAAATCATTCACCGGTCGATTCTCCCCTTTCGCTTGCCTGATTCTCTCATCTGTATCTATCCCAACTATTACTCGCATTCCCATTTGACGCGCTCTTCTAAAGAGTTTGATATGCCCCATGTGGAGCACATCAAAACACCCATTAATCCAAATATTATCTTTATGCTGCATACTCCATAGCTTTACTAAACATTTCTCTATTTAATTGTAGATCTTGTTTAAAATTCTTAACTATACGAGCTTGTCTAACTTTACCTGATTTTGTTTTATAATGGAAATTTCCTTCAATTATGTTTTCTTGAACTCTATTAAATACTTCCCATAATCCTAAACCTTCGTCTTTTTTACGTTGTACTTCTAAAACTTCTTCTATTGCTGAAGGATCATATGTATTATCTGTTCCTTCAACTCTAATATCAAGTAATGATTTTGCTAAATCTAAAACTCTTTCTTCTTCTAATTCAACATTTTTCATTCTATTCATAGACTCAACTGTTAATGGTAATTTTTCAACCATATCTTTAATCATTGATTGTAAATCATCAAATGTATAACCCATATGACGCATTTTAACATCCTCAAATTCTGTATCTGCTATAACTAATCCATTTTCACAAATCATTCTAAATAATCCTGCTGTGAATTGAAATGAATTTTTTCCATCATGAGAATTTGTTAAAAGGATTTGAGGAAAAACTGTATCTCCATCTTCACCATTAATAACAACATCATCATTTCTAAATACTATTAAATGTTTTTGGTAACCTATTGTTTCTTTTTTACGAGCTTTAACTTCTTTTGCGTCTACTGGTTTCCAACCTAACATTTCCATATCATCTATAACTTTTTCTGTAGGAATAAATGTATATTTTTCGGTAACATCTGAAGATGGATGATTTGTAAACACTGAAGGTGCTACATCATTAATTTGTTTTTTACTTAGGAATTTGTTTGAATTTAAATTTAACATAACTTTTATTTTGGTTTTGTTTTCCGGCTTTATTGCCTTATTTACCCCGTAAATATACGAAAGCTATCTCGGGTATCCAAGCAATTCACCGGAAGCCTTTAAAGTGCTGTTGTAAATACAACAACCATTATTATCACATATATTAGTGGGCTGATGTCTATTTTATTTTCCATGGTCATAGGTACATAATCATATTATATTATATGCCAATTTAATATTACTAAATTATTAAGTTAATTATATAAGTATATATTTCGTCGATGCACAAAATTTTGTTAAAAAAAGAATTACATATCACATATTTTATCTAATATATTTGTATATACAATCGATAGTGTAAATTTGTACTCGAGCTATAAAAACCGCTACAACTTTTTTACCGTATATCCACGCGCGATGGACGGCGGTGCGCCGTGGGTAGTTATTACGTACGTACGCGGTACGGCGGCAGCAATTAGTATTATCGATGTAAGGGATACCGCGGTGAGGATATATAATCCAGCTATTACTACCGCGGTGAGCATTTACCGATATGGCCTAACCCACATAGCATAAGGTGCTACATAAATAGCTATTAACATACATAAAGGTACTAACTGGTAACGAATTAGGTACGGCCAAGGTACTAATAACCATATCTCCACCGTCGCACTACTATCTAACCACGCCACGCTGTTCACCGCCATTCACACCGCAATCGCCACATTAGGCGCGACTATTCGCGATTATTTATGAACATAATTTTTGTTCACGTATATATTTGAATGGTTTCGGAAAGGGTTGGCTCGCGCAACACAAGGGTTAGCACCAGGTGTACCTTAGGTCAGATACCCT